ACGAGTTAATGTCGATAATCCAAGCAGAGATTGACGATGCAATTGGATTTATTGAAAGCGAAACTGTTGAACAACGCAAACAGGCTCTGGAGGCTTATCTACGACAGCCATATGGTAATGAGGTTGAGGGTAAGTCTCAAATCGTTACTGGAGAAGTTGCAGAGGCGATAGATGGTGCGCTACCTAGTTTAGTTCGTATCTTCACAGGCTCAGACAATATCGTAGTCTTTGAGCCACAAGGCCCGAAAGATGAAGCCTCCGCAAAACAGGCGACAGACTACTGTAATTGGGTCTTTACTCGTGATAACGAAGGCGTGTCCATTCTCCATGATTGGTTCAAAGATGCACTCTTACAGAAGAATGGCATCTTAAAAGCGTATTGGGAAGACAAAGAAGACATAACCAAAGAGCGTTACTTTGACTTGTCTAACGATGAGTTAGCAATGCTGATGAGTGATGAGAGCATGGAGATTGTCGAGCAAGATACGACAGAGTTTCCAATATTTGACCCAATGGGTCAGCCAGTTATAGACCCTATGGGTATGCCTGTGATGGGTGCTACTCATAACGTAGTTGTCCAACAAAAGAAAAAGTCAGGCAAGGTAACGATTGAGAACGTCCCTCCAGAGGAGTTCTTGATTAGCAAGAAGGCTAGAACTATTGCTGATAGTCCATTCGTAGCCCACAGACAGATGTTGACTCGTAGCACCTTGATTGCTATGGGTTTTAACAAGAAGCAGGTAGAAGGCTTGCAGATGGGTGATGCTTTGGCTTATACGCCAGAGCGTGTGGCTCGGTTCTCTGCTGGTGAGCAACCTTACCAAGTTCAGACAGATGACCCCTCAATGCAAGAGATTGAGGTCTTTGAGTGCTATGTCAAAACTGATATAGATGGCAAAGGCATTGCTTCATTAGTTCAAGTGTTCTACGCTTCTAATGAAATCCTTGAGGACGAAAAAGGTAAGGAAATGATTGAGGAAGTGGACTATGTTCCTTTCCACTCAATCTGTCCTATTCCAATTCCGCATAAGTTCTTTGGTAACTCGTTAGCTGACAGAACAGTTGACCTACAGTTAATCAAGACCACTATCACTCGTCAGATGTTGGATAACTTATATCTGACCAATAACGCCAGAGTAGTTGCCGTAGAAGGACAAGCAAATTTAGATGACCTGCTTACATCTACGGCAGGTGGTGTCATTCGTGTTAAGTCTCCTAATGCTGTTTCTCAATTGGTTGTACAGAACGTGGCGGCACAGGCTTTCCCAATGCTTCAGTATCTGGATACAATTCAGTCCAAGCGTACAGGCGTGTCTGATGCCTCACAAGGGCTAGACCCATCTGTATTGCAGAACGTAACTGCTGCTGCGGTAGCTTCTATGCAACAAGCTGGCGCAGGTAAGATTGAACTGATGGCTCGAATCTTTGCTGAGACAGGCGTTAAGTCTTTGTTCCAAGGCATCTTGCACTTGCTCTGTAAGTACCAAGACAAAGCACGAATGGTTCGTATGCGTGGTGAGTTTGTAGAGTTTGACCCTAGAACATGGGCTAACCAATACGATGTGTCTATTAACGTAGGTTTAGGCGCAGGTAACAGACAAGAGCAGATGGCTATGTTGTCGATGGTTCTTGCTAAACAAGAGCAGTTGATTGGTCAGTACGGCCCTGCCAATCCTTACGTTTCACCTGCTCAGTATCGTGGCACTTTGGGACGCATGGTTGAGATTGCTGGCTTTAAAGATAGTGCTGAGTTCTACAAAGCGATTACGCCAGAGCAAGACCAGATGCTCTCGAATCCTCCTCCACAACAACAGCAGATGCCTCCAGAGATACAGGCATTGATGGCTAAGACTCAAGCTGAGATACAAGCCAACCAAGCTAAAGCACAAGCTGACTTGCAGATGCAACAACAACAGATGCAGATTGACATGGAAATGGCACAACAGAAGGCTGCTCTTGAAATGCAATTGATGCGTGAGAAAGAAATGGCGAAGTTGCAACTTGAGCGTGAGAAACAACAGGCTTACTTTGCATTGAAGCAACAAGAGTTTGAAGCAGAAGCCCAATTGAAAGCAATGAAGATTGGTGCTGGCATTACATCCAACGTAGAGATTAGAGGTTAATCATGGCGACTACAAAGTACACGCAAGAACAAATTAACGCTGCTCTTGCGGAGGAATTAAGATTAAACCCTAGCCTTTCTCAAGCTGCCTTAACAAGTGCTGGTAAATCTTTAGGTTTGTCAGACGCTCAAATCAATGCGGCTTTTGATACTATTGCTGGTTTTAATGCTCAAGGTCAGTATGACGCTGCTGATTACATTGCAAATCGTGTGGCTGGTAAACCTGACTATCAAATGGTAGTGGATGCAGCTAATGCAGCTAATCCATACTCTGCTCAAAACATGGCTAAAGTGGATGTGACTAGGCAAGGTCAATATGTTACTGACCCTGTTACTGGTAAGCCTGTTGCGTTATCTGCGTACTCTGCTGGATTTGACATTAACAATCCAACAGCATTAACTTATTTAGGTGAGTTGGCTTCTAGGGGTGGAACAGACTCTACATCACAAGCATTTAATGCCATTGCAACTCCTGCACAAAAGGCTGAAGCAAATAGGTTGTGGTCTATTGAAAAGGCTCGTCTTGATGAGATTGACAGAGTAAATGCTTTAAACGCATCTAAAGGTTTATTGGATGCAGGTGTTAATAACTATGCTGCTGGCGCAGTAGTCAATGCTGATGGCTCTGTAAAAATTGGTGATAAGTTATATTCAGCATCAGATGCGGCTTTGTATAACGCTTATCGTGGTGGAAACATAGCTGAAGTTAATCGTCTATTGGCGGCTAACAAGTTAACTGGTGCAGATGTAAAGTCTAAGTTTGGCTTAACAGATGCTGACATTGCATGGATTACAAATAACGCTGGCGGTAAGTTTTACTCTCCAACAGGAACAAACACAGGAATTACAGGAATAATTAACACCATTGCGGGTAATCAAAACCAAGTTGCAACACAAACAGCACCAGTTGGTCAATTTCGTGAGTTGTTCCCCTCCTTTGCAGAATCTAAGCGTTTAGCAGGTGAGATGGTTGCTGGTCGCCCTACTACGGAAAGCATTATTAGCATGATTAACTCTAATGCTGCTAGACCCACTACTGTTGGAGGCATTGATTATTCAGCACCAGAGGCGGCTTTATACAATGCCTATCGTTCTGGCAATATGCCTGAGTTCAATAGATTGACTCAAGCTAATCAACTTACAGCACCTGCTATGCAATCTAAGTTTGGATTGACTGATGCTGATATGTCATGGATTACAAACAATGCGGGTGGTGTTTTCTATAACCCAACTGGAACACAGCAAGTAGCACCGCCATCATTAAACAATGTGTTAAGCATGATTTCTAAGTGATAAGACCATGAACTATCAAGAACTGCTTGGGATTGTTGGTGGAAGTAATCCTAAAGATGCTTCTTATCAGGACATTATTTCTGGTATTCAAAGCCAATACGCACCACAGTTAGGGTTTTTACCTACACGTTCATTGCTAGATACATTGGGTGAGCAGTTACCTGACCAACCTAGAATTGCTTATGGTTCGTTGCTACAGGCTCAACCTAGAGTTCTGCCTACACCCATGACACCAGTTAAGAATACAGATGCAGCAGCAAGCGTAGATTCTGGCGTAATCAATCTAGGGACAGAAACAGCTAACACAGGTTTAGGTGGTGGCAGAGATTTATCGGGTACGCTTGTTTATAACAATGATTTCTCTAATGCAACTGGTGGAACTACTGGTAGCACAACAGATAGAGGCTTGTTTGGAACTAATGTCACAGGTACAGATGTAGCCAATGTTGCAGGTACAGTAGCACCGATAGCTGCTTTAGCGGGTAACTCAGACCTAGTTAAAACAGCTATTGCACTAAACCTAATTGGTTCTGCTGCTGACATTAAGACAGAGCAAGATGTAGTTAACTTGGGTACAAAGATAGCGATGTTGGCAGCAGGGCCAGCGGGGAACGTCATAGCAGCAGGTCTAGGCTTGGCTTCAGACAATACACCTATGACAGTTAACGCTTTGCTTGGACTGACAAACCCAACCTTAAATCTTGTTAATCAAATTTCTGGCAATCTAACTGGCTACACACTAGGCGACATTGTTAATGGCTTGCTAAACGCACCAGAAGGCTCTGTTTCTGAGTATGGTCTATTAGGTGCTGCCAACCTAGCTAATACTGCTGACGCAAGCAGAAGAAGGGCAGGGGCTGCCTATGACAGCATGGATGCAAATACTTTAAGGGTTCTTGCTGAACTTGGTGACCAAGAGGCTATTTCCACAATCAGGTCTATGTCTAGCGGTGGTACTTCTACCTTTAACCCAATTGCTGACTTAGGTACTGCTAGAGGTAACAGTTACTTTAACTTGTTCACCCCTGTTGGCGATAGCGGTGGCGGTGGTGGCGGTAAAACAGATTATTGGACTAATAGGGCTATCCTTGCAGAATAACGACAAACACATCTTGGCTCAATGGGCTAAAAACTTACTAAATGATGACTTTTTCAAAGAAGTTATAGATAACTTGAAAAAAGAACAGATTAGTGTGATAATTAACACAAGTGCAGGTGAAATTAACAAGCGTGAAAACGCTTATCAGCACATAAAGACTATTGAATTGATTACAGGACACCTAGAAGGTTTAGCCTCGGAAACTGTGATTAAGGAAAAAAAGTGGAAGATTCTGTAGGGTTTACCCTATCCTCCGTCCAGAAGGTGTCTGGCGATTATTGAGATGACAAATGGAAAACACCAACCCTAATGGGAGTGAAAGCCTAGATGTAAACCAAGCCGCTTCAGCGTTTGAGGGTCTGATGGGTGATTCTGAGGAAGCCGAAACAGCCAATCCGAGGGACAAACAGAAGAACTACAAGAGACTGACGAAGTTGAGTATTCTGAGGAGGAATCCGAGGAACAACCAAAGCCTAGATATAAAGTCAAGGCATCTGGTGAGGAAGTTGAGGTAGAACTTGACGAACTCATTAAGGGTTATCAACAAGGTACGGACTACACTAAAAAGTCTCAGGCTCTAGCTGAACAACGTAAGGCGATTGAAGCTGAACGTAGTCATTTAGAGTATGTAAAACAAGAGCGACAGGCATACGCCCAGAAGTTGCAAGCGTTGGATAGCTTCCTTACGCAACAGCATCAGGGTGTGGACTTAGAAGTTTTAAAGGAAACAGACCCTATCGGTTATGCGGTAGCGGTAGCTGAACAGAGCCAGCGTGAGAAGCAGTTAGCAGTAGTCAGGAATGAACAGCAACGCATTGCCCAACAGCAACAAGCAGAGCAACAATCCCAACTGCAAGCGCACTTACGAACAGAATCTGAGAAGCTAGTTAGTCTGATTCCTGAGTTAGCGACACCACAGGGTGATGCGGTTCGGAAACAAATCCGTGACTATGCGAAGTCTGTAGGTTGGTCTGACCAAGAACTCAGTTCCGTGTATGACTCTCGTGCTGTGATGACCTTGTATAAGGCAATGAAGTATGAGCAACTTCAAAAGAGCAAACCAGAGTTGAATAAAAAACTTCAGTCTGCCCCTAAGATGATGCGTTCTGGTACTTCTGCGCCTCCTACTAGGTCTTCACAAGATAAACAGGTTATGCAGAGGTTGCGTGAAACTGGAAAAGTTACTGACGCAGCTAAAGCATTTGAACGATTCTTTTAATTTTGGAGTATTAAAATGGCTACCTATCAAACATATACCGCTATTGGTCAGCGTGAAGACCTTTCGGATGTTATCTACTCGATTTCACCAACAGATGTTCCATTTATGTCTTCCATTGGCAAGACTAAAGCAACTGCTGTTTTGCATGAGTGGCAAACGGACTCACTCGCAGCAGCGACTTTAGACAACTATACAGTCGAAGGTGCGACAGCATCTGACGCTACTATGTCTCCAACAACTCGTGTAGGCAACCGCACTCAGATTGCACAGAAAACTATTAAGATTTCTGGCACTTTGCAAGCTGTTGACAAAGCAGGTCGTAAGTCTGAAAAGGCTTATAACTTGGCTAAGGCTTCTAGCGAAATTAAGCGTGACATGGAAACAACCCTGTTGAGCAATCAGACTGCCACTAACGGCAACAGTTCTACTGCTCGTAAATTGGGTGGTCTGCAAGCATGGTTGAACTCCAACTATGATGGCGGTACTTCTGGTGTGGCTGGTGACTTGGGCACTACTGCTCGTACTGATGGCACAAATCGTACTTTCACAGAAGACATTTTGAAGACTGTCGTTAAAGAAGTTTACGCTTCTGGTGGCAATCCTAAAGTGTTGATGGTCAACCCTGCTCACAAGCAGTTGGTTTCTGCCTTTACTGGTATCGCTGCTCAGCGTTTCATGGCCCCTGCCAATACCCCTACCACTATCGTCAGCGCAGCAGACGTTTACCTGTCAGATTTCGGTGCAATCTCAATTGTTCCCAACAGGTTCATGACATCTACCAATAGCTGTAACGAGACAGCGTTCATCCTTGACCCTGACATGGCTGCTATTGCTTACTTGCGTCCTTTCCAGACCAACGAGTTGGCTGTTACTGGCGACAATGAATCCACACAGTTGCTGTGTGAGTACACATTGGAAGTTAAGAACCAAGCTGCTCATGGCATCATTGCCGACATTACTCCTTAATCTGGTGTAACCCAAAAAAATGCCTCAGACTTAAACCTCTGGGGCATTTTCTTTTCTACTCAAACTGATAGAATTAGGCTATGCAAAATCCTACCAATTTTAGACAAACTGCTGTTCATGCTGATGGTGAGGGCGGTATTGTTATTGAGACTCGTCAGGATGTTACTGACATTATTGAGCAGAATAAAAAAGAATATAACTCGTATGACGAGAGAGCAAGATGGTCTGACCAATTGTTTGGTAACAAGGTTGCATCTATTCCTATGACAGTCATTGATGACCTGAACAAAGCTGGAATCATGCGTGGCTTTGCTGTTCTTGATGACAAGCGTTTTGCTGCTTGGTTAAATGACCCAATGAATCGTGCATGGCGCACTAGAACTGGAGTGGTATGAGCCTCTCAACATATTCTGACTTGCAGACTTCAATAGCCAACTATTTGGCTAGGTCTGACTTGACTAGCATCATTCCAGACTTTATTACTCTGGCTGAGAATCGTTTGCGTAGAGAACTGCGTATTCGCCAGATGTTAAAGTCTGTAACGACTAGCACAGTCTCTGGTGATGCAACTGTAGAAGTTCCTAGCGACTTTTTAGAGATTCGTGATTTTGTCGTAATGACAAACCCAATTCAACCATTGAGTTACTCTAGTCCCTCAACATTATCTAATGACCCAAGAACATCAGAAGTTGGTGTTCCTAAGTCTTACACTATTCTTGCTTCTGAGTTTCAATTAGCACCTGCACCTGATGGCGTATATACGTTAAAGATGCTTTATTACTCTGCGCCTCCATACTTGTCTAGCAGTAACGCATCTAATGTCTTCTTGAATGTTGCACCTGATGGCTTGCTATATGGTGCATTGGTTGAAGCAGAGCCTTACTTAATGAATGATGCTCGTATCAATACATGGGGTTCTATGTATGACAGAGCAATTTCTTCTCTCACTAGGTCTGATGAAAACACTCAGTATTCTGGTGTGCCCCTGTCAATCAAATTAACTGCAAGGTGAAATCATGGCTGAAATGTCTAATTACTTGGAAAATGCTCTTATCAATGTGACGTTGAGAGCAACTGCTTACACAGCACCAACAACTGTTTATGTGGCTTTGTACACAACTGACCCAACTGATGCTGATACTGGAACTGAGTGTTCTGGTACTAGCTATGCTCGTCAGTCTGTGACTTTTGGTGCGCCTAGCGATGGTGCATCTACAAACTCTGCTGCTGTGGAATTTCCTCAAGCTGGTGGCTCATGGGGAACAATCACACACATTGGATTGCGTGATGCTTCTACGGCTGGAAACCTTTTGTATCACACAGCACTAGATGCTTCTAAGACGATTGCAACTGGCGATGTGTTCCGTATTGCTACAGGTTCTTTGTCTGTAACATTGGCATAACATGGCTGGTACGACAGTCAATCTTACGCTTGAGCAACTTGACCAATTTGGGTCATTGGATAGCCTCACGCTAAGTTTAGACTCGTCTGATTGGAACTCGACTACACAGAAGAATGTGACAGGCCCTTGGGTGCTAGAGGGCTTAGACGCTTTCAGTTCTAGCATTGATAGCCTAGCAATTAGCCTAGATTCAGAACTATGGGCTACCGCATATTTGTGGGATGGAGTTGGTTCTGTTACTGCTAACGCTACTGTTACCGCCAATGCTGAAAAGATATTTGGTGGCATAGCTTCTGTAACTTGTGAGGCTACAGTAACTGCTGATGCTTCCATTGTTTACTATGGCGATGCCTCTATCACAGGAAACGCAGATGTTACGGCATCTGGTCAGCGTGTTCAGTTTGGTAGTGGTGACATACAGGCTACAGCAAGCGTAACTGCTGATGGACAGAGAATAGCAAATGGCGTTGCTAGTATTACTGGTAACGCTGATGTAACTGCTATTGGCACTAAGGTTAACTTTGCTAGTGCAAGTATTACTGGAAATGCTGATGTAAGCGCATCTGGTCAACTTGTGATTAGTGGTAGTGCCAGCATTACTGCTAATGGTGTCTGTGAAGCTAACGCAGAGAGAATCCAGTTAGGCGTTGCGTCTATTACTGGTGATGCGACATTTACTGCTAATGGTGGATTGATTGCAGAAGGAACGGCAAGCGTAGAAGCCAATGCGGATGTTGTTGCTAGTGCGTCTGCGATATACGCAGGGGCAGCCTCGGTATCAGGTCTAGCGACAGTAACTGCTATTGGTACAAGACTTGGTGATAACTGGACTCCAGTAGCAGGTGACACTAATACTTGGACACCAGTTAGTGCTGATTCAAACACTTGGACACTTGTTTCTAGTGACACAAACACATGGACTCCAGTATCTGCCAATGACAATACATGGACGACACAGACTCAAGGAAGTAATACATGGCTACGACAAGGGTAACATTTGGTGAGTGGATGCCTGACCAATCAGGTATTTCTGGCTCGTTGACGGATGCCAAGAACGTGGTGTCTCAGGCTATCGGGTACGGCCCATTTCCCACGCCAGTATCATTCTCTAGCGCAGCAGCAGAGAACTTAACTTCTTTGTATGCTGCCAAAGCACCTGATAGCAATACCTATTTCTTTGCTGCTGGTCTGTCTAAGATTTACACAGTTAGCGGTTCTGGAACACTTACGCAAGTAAACACAGGATTGACTACAGGAAATAACGATAGAGTAAGGTTTACTCAGTTTGGCAAGAGTGTCATTATCTGTAATAACTCTAACAAGCTAAAGTCTTGGGTACTTGGTACTTCTACGACATTTGCTGAAGTGTCTGCTAGTGCGCCTATTGCTAAATTCATTACAGTTGTTCGTGACTTTGTGGTTTGTGCTAATACTTTTGAAACGACACAACAACAGTATCGGGTTCGTTGGTCAGCTATCAATGATGAGACTGATTGGGTAGAGAACGTAAACACTCAGTCTGATTATCAGGACATTCCTGATGGCGGTCAGATTATGGGAATCCGTGGTGGTGAGTTTGGTCTAGTTCTGCTAGAGCGTTCTATCCACAGGATGACCTATGTTGGTACTCCGTTTATATTCCAGTTTGACAATATCTCTCGTAACAAGGGATGTATGGTGTCAGGCTCAGTTGCACAATACCAAGGTATAACTTTCTTTTTGTCAGACGATGGCTTCTATATGTGCGATGGGCAACAGGTTGTTCCTATCGGTGCTGAGAAGGTAGATAGATTCTTCTTGTCAGACGCTAGTGAATCAGATTACAACTCAATGTCTGCGGCTATTGACCCTGTTCGCAAACTTGTAATCTGGAACTACAAATCTGTAGATGCCACTCGTAAACTGTTGATTTACAACTTTGCCACAAAGAAGTGGACTTATGGGGATGCCAATACTGATTACTTGGGTGAAGCCTCATCTGGTGCTTCAACGCTAGAGGAACTAGATAGCATCTCTGGTTCTATTGATGCCTTGACTACAAGTTTAGATTCTTTGCTATATGTCGGTGGTAAGTATTTCTTAGGTGGAACTTACGGAACTAGGGTTTACTCGTTTACTGGTGCTAGTTTGACAGGAAGCATTGCTACTGGCGACATAGATGTAGGGGCAAACTCAGTAGTAACCCTAGCTAGACCTATTGTTGACAATGGCTCTGGCTCGTTATCCGTGGCTTCACGCACATTGTTAAACCAAAGTGTCACCTATGGGACTTCTACTGCTGCCGACTCTGAGAACAGGGTTTCATTGAGAAGCGCAGGTAGGTATCACAGATTAAAGCTAACTCCTACTGGTGCTAACTGGAAAACTGCCGTTGCTGTAGATGTGGATGTAACTCCACAAGGGGTTCGCTGATGTTCAGAAGCCTACCCGCTTTTGGTGGTGACCAGAGGGCTGTAGCCGAGGTAGTCCGTGGAATCATGGATGGAAAGACCAATAACACAGGAACTTTGACTCTGGCAACTGGTGGTGCTACTACTACCACTTTGACAGACCGAAGGATAGGCCCAGATAGCGTTATCTTATTTGCCCCTGCCTCTACTGCTGCTAATACCGACTATATGCCTTATGGGGCTTTTCAGAGCCTTGTTGACCAAACTATTGCTACGGCAAATACTGCCTATGCAATGACAATGGACACTACGGATTTTTCTAATGGTGTAACTTTATCCAATAGTTCTAGGATAAATGTCAAAAACACAGGAATTTATAACTTTCAATGGTCTGGTCAGTTTGAGAATACCGATTCGCAAGACCATGACGTTAGGGTTTGGATAAAAGTTAATGGAACTAACCTTACTGGCTCAACAGGATTCTTTGCTATTCCTAGCAAGCATGGCTCAGTTGATGGTCATGGTTTGATTGGATGGAACTACTATTTAAGTCTAAATGCAAATGATTACATTGAACTTTGGTGGGAAGCGGATAACGCATTAGTAAGTCTTCAAGCCTACGCTGCTGGTACAAATTACCCCTCTACAGCATCTTTGATTACTACCATTAACTACATTTCTCCATCAGCATTGACGAATATCTACGCTAGTTCCCAAGGACAGGGTACGGCTACGATTACCCACTTTGCCAATTCAACTGCAAACAAGAAATATCGGTATGCAATTATTGGTTGATTTTAATTATTTATGTATAATGGTTTCCGTGGATGACCCATCTCGGAATCCGAACTTTTAGGAGTAAAGATGGCAACTACTACCACATCTACTGTCGCACCAGAAATAGCACCATACCTGACGTATGGTTTGCAACAAGCATCTAACCTTTATCAGGGCGGTGGGCCTCAATACTACACAGGCGAAACCTTTGTAGCACCCTCGCAAACTACACAAGCTGGCGTTCAAGCCTTAGAGACTCGTGCATTGGCAGGTAGCCCTTTAACTGGACTTGCTCAACAACAATTACAGGGTACTTTGGGCGGTGCTTATCTGGGTGGTAATCCTTTCTTTCAAGGTGCATTTGCCCCTGCTGCTCAAGCTGCTCAGACTCAATTCCAGAACACAATGGGCGACATTGCATCTAAAGCAAGCCTAGCAGGGCGTTATGGCTCTGGTGCTATGGGTAACCTACAGAATCGTGCTACAGGTCAATATGCACAAGCATTGACTAACACAGCAGGTCAACTGGCTTATCAGAATTACGAGCAAGAGAGAGCAAGACAACAACAAGCTATTGGTGCTGCGCCTCAGTTGGCTCAAGCTGATTACCAAGACATTAACCAGTTGTTGCAAGCTGGTCAGTTGCGTGAAGGTTACACAGGTCAACAGTTAGGTGCTGATATTCAGCGTTTTAACTTCTTGCAAAACCAACCACAACAGAACTTGCAAAACTATATGTCATTGGTATATGGCAACCCATTAGGACGAGTTGGACAGACTACCGCTAGTGGTGCTGCTGATACTTCTGCGTTCCAGAAGTTGCTAGGTACTGCTGCTGTTGGTGCAGGTGTGTATAAGAATCTTGGCTCACCTAATTTAAGTTACATAAACCCATTTAGTTCAAGTTTCCTTGGTGGTTCATTTAATTCACAACCCTCATTTGGTTATACAAACCCTGACCCTAACCTGTTCATGGGGCCTTAAGGAATAACATGGCTGGACTATTAGATATTTTTGGTACTGGCGGCTCAAGCACGATGGGGCTTTTGGGTATGTCACCTGCTGATATTCAAAGCAATCGTGATGACGCACAGGCACAAGCACTCTACGCATTAGCTGGCAGATTGTTTGCAGGTGGAAACACAGGACAGTCTATTGCTGAAGGCTTGCAACTAGGTCAGAAAGCCTACAAAGGCGGTATGAACGAGGCTATGCAAACACAATTGCAGAACTATCAGTTATCTGAGATGTTGCGTAAGCGTAAGCAAGAAGAACAGATGCGTACACTTGCACCACAAATCTTTAGCACTACAACAACTCCTGCAAAAGAGATGTATGGTGAGGATATTATGGGTCAGCAAGTTGGAGAAGGTGTAAGACCTGCTCAGACTACACGCACTATTGACCCTAACAAGCTACAAGCCTTGGCTATGTTGTCAAATGACCCAATAGCGTCATTGTCGCAAATGGCTAAACTTGTTCCTGACTTGCGTAAAGCAGGATTCCTTGGTGCTGGTAGTCAAGAAGATAATCCGTTCTTGCAGTTCACAACTGACCCAACAGTACCTAAACACCTGCAAACTCTTGCTAATCAATATGCAGTTAGCTTTAAAAATGGTCTGATTGACCCTGAGAAAGCTGACCAACGATATAAAGAACTATCAGATGCTATTGGCAGAAGTCAGCAATTCCAACAATCTCAGGATACTATTAAAGCAGCACAAGCACAAACCCAAGCATTTCAAACAGCAATGACTGAGTTGAAAGAAAAGGGGATGCAAGATTCTGCTCAATATAAACAATTGCAAGCACAAAATACTGCTGCATTGTTGGCACTTAGAACAGCAGCAGAAGCTAATAAGCCAGAAACATTTTCTTATGCTCAGAAGAAAGATTTTGATGCTCTTACCAAAATTAAAGAAGACGCATCTAAGGCTGACAACATGGCTACTGTAGCTTTGAGAGCAGCACCATTGCTACAACAGGCGTATGGTGGACGCTTTGAAGCTGGTGTTAAGGGTGTAGCAGCAGCAGTTGGAATTGGCTCTGAGGCTAAAGACGCAAATGATAGATTGACTACATTGTCGCAATCATTGGCATTAAATGCACCTAAGTTTAGTGGGCCTACTTCTGATGCTGACGCAAAACGCTATGACAAAGCAGTTGGTGACTTGGCTAATCCTACTGTGTCTTTGAAGTCTAAAGAGGACTCTCTTAAAGACATTCAATATTTGTCACAAAAAGCTAAAGCATACGCAGAACAGTCTGAAAACTACTTCTACGAAAACAATAAGAGTTTGCGTGGATTTAAGTTTATTCCTCCTCCAGACCCATTTGCAGAAGCAAATAATCCATACAGAAGGTAAATATGGAAAAGCCAACAGCAAAAGATATTGCCTTACTAAAATCAAGACCAGAGACTGCTGCACAGTTTGATGAGGTCTTTGGTAAAGGCATGGCTGCAAAGTTAGTTCCTCAAAGTGCAGGTAAGTCTGAGGGTTCAGCTAGTAAATATGTCGGTGCTGCGACTCGTGGCATGGCTGCGCCTTTAGTTGGTGCGGTAGCAGGTACTCCGTTTGGCCCTGCTGGTCAACTTGTAGGCTCTATGGCTGTTCCAGTTGGTGACGCACTTAATGCGCTTATCAACATGATTCTTCTCGGTGGTGAACAACTTACTGGTAAGGATTTGCCTCGTTTGCAGATGTTGTCTAAAACAGTTCAAGACGCTATGACAAGCGCAGGGGTAGCAAAGCCTGAGACAACTGGTCAGCGCATGGTAGAGGCTGGTTTTGGGGCTTTAGGCGGTACAGGCGCAGCAGTTTCATCGTTGCCAAACATTGCTCGACAAGCAACTACACCTATGACACGAGAGATGGCTACTCGCATGGCTGTTAATCCTGCACAACAATTAGTCACTTCTGCACCTGCTGGCGCAACGAGCCAATTGGTAGCGGAAACAGCCCAACCTTATGTTGGTGATATTCCAGCTAGTATGTTAGGCATGGCTGCTGGTGTTCCAGTAGGTGCTATGGGTATGCAAACTAAAGCAAGAACACCAGAGCCTTTGACGTTTGCTGAACAGCGTAATGCTGCTATGGCTGGCAAGGCTAAAGTTCTCGGGTTTACTGATGAGTTAGGGTTAACTCCTGCACAGGCTGGCGCAGGTAAAACTGCTCAATTGTTTGAGGCTGTTGCTTCTACATTGCCATTCTCATCTTCTCAGTTCACCAAGAAATTTAATCTTCAAGCAGACTATGCAGAGAAGGTTCTAAATCAAATTGCTAATATGTTTGGTGGTATGCCAAGCGCACCTGATGTAGCTTTCTCTGGTGGTGCTAAAGCGGTTAAACAAGCCGCTCAAGCTAATGTAGATAATATTGGTGAATCAATTAAAACTATTTCATCACAATCTGATATTAACTTGAGTGAAGTTCCTAACTTTAAAAACAACATCTTGCAAGCAAGAAAATTATTGGAATCTTTGCCTCCATCTGAGAGACAAGATAGACGATTAAAAGGCTTTGAAGAATTCTACTTTGGTGCTAAAAATGAAGCATTAGAAAAACAAGTTCAAGCAGCATTAGATGATGCTGGTCTAAAGCCAACAAATCCTAACTACAAACAGTTTGGCGACAAGATTCGTCAAGAGTTAATTAACTCTGGTACGCCTGAATATTCTTTCCAAGGATATGAGCAAAAAGGCTATATCTCTGGTGCTGACTATCAAGACCAGCGCAAAATGTTTTCTGATTTAGCTTATGAAAATCGTGGCAGAAAAATGGGTGAAGCGTTCAGGCAGTTGAGAGATACATTAGATGATGCACGAGATATTACATTTAAAAATCAAGGTCTTGATGATGATTTAACAAAGTTAAAAGCATTGCGTTCTTCTTATGGTGAAGCAACTAACTTAAATCAGCGTTTCTCAAATGCTAAAGATGAAACCATTGTTAAAACAATAGCAAACAATGAAAGTGGTGCTGCTGAAAAAATTATTCCATTGTTGGATGAAGACGGCAAATTGATGTTGGCTCGTGGCGTACTTGCTGACATTAAATTAGGTTCATTAGATAACGCAGGTGAGTTAGACATTACCAAGTTTGGTAAAAATATTATTAAGACTTCAGAAAGGTCACCCTCTACATTGCCAAGCATCTTTGGACAAGAGCCAGCTAATGTAATGATAGGTTTGGCTGATGTTGCTCAATCTGCTTTGAAGCCTAAGATTGGTAGTAGTCAGACAAGTGAGCGTAAGACAATGACAGAGATGCTCACGTCAGGCCCTGCCAAGGCGGTAGGAATCTTAACTGGCTCTGCTGCTATGGGTGTTCCAGTAGCTGCTACTGCTGCTAGTTTGGGCTTCCCTGCACTAGCTACAAAAGCATATCTAAACCCTGCTGTTCAAAACTTTTATGAGCGTTTGAACATTACAGAGCCATTGTTAAATTACATGGCTTCACCAGCAGAGGCAACTCAGATGTTCGCTGCTTCACCACAAGGTTTATTAGGTCTTGCACCTGATTTACGTTATAAAATTGACCTAACTGGAATGGCTAACGCCAACTAAGGACTAATATGGCAAAGACTAAAATTAGTGAGTTCAGCAGTACCCCTGCTAATAACACAGACATTGACGGAATCAATATCGCAGAGGGCTGTGCGCCATCTGGTATTAACGATGCTATCCGTGAGTTAATGTCGCAGTTAAAGGATTGGCAAGCAGGTCTATCTGGTGACGTTACAGCCATTGCTGCTGGCGGTACTGGTGCGGCTACCTTTGCTGCTGCTGGTCTAACCACTTTGACAGGCTCAGAGACTTTAACCAATAAAACAGTTGAAGCGGGAACATTCACCAATGGCTACACAGAAGAAGTGTTTAGTTCAACGCCTACGTCAACAATTACATTGGACTTGGCAAACGGGTCTGTGCAAATCATTACTCTTGGTGGCAATATCACCTACACATTCCCAACTCCAGTAGCGGGTAAGAGTTTGACATTGATACAAAAGCAAGATGGCACTGGCTCTCGCACTGTGACATGGCCTGCATCGGTTAAATGGCCTGCTGGTACTGCGCCAACTATTACAGCTACAGCTTCAAGGGCAGACAAGTTTGTCTTCACAGCCATTGACTCATCCAGTTGGCTAGGGTCGGTGGCTGGACAGAACTACACAGTCTAAGGATATAAATGTTTAGTTCAAACACAACACAAGTCTCCGATGGCGGCTATCAAATCTCACGCAGTTTGCGCTTTAATAGTGCTGACTCTGCTTATCTGAATCGTACTCCTGCAAGTGCAGGGAATCGTAGAACTTGGACATTTAGTGCATGGGTAAAGCGTAGTGCTTTAAGTGGTGGAAATTATCCTCAGTTAATGTCTGCTGATGGTGGCACATTTGGGTCAAAGATTGGTTATTTTGCTGATGATACTTTTTGGGTTGATGTTGGTCAGGGTGCAACATACACTCGATTAACTTCAACTGCTGTTTATCGTGATGTTTCAGCTTGGTATCATGTTGTTGTAGCGCAAGACACTACACAAGCAACAGATACAAACAGAGTAAAAGTTTATATCAATGGCTCACAAATAACATTGTCTGGAACTTATCCAACACAAAACTTTGATGGCTCAATCAATAATAATTCAGCGCAAAACATTGGTAGAGAAACATCAGCAAGTTATTATTTCAACGGCTACATGACAGAGGTGAACTTCATCGATGGTCAAGCCCTAACCCCATCATCATTTGGAGAAACCAACGCACAAACAGGCGTATGGCAACCTAAAGCCTACTCAGGCTCATACGGCACTAACGGCTTCTATCTGAACTTCTCAGACAACAGCAACACAACAGCAGCTACATTGGGTAAAGACTACTCAGGTAACGGCAACAACTGGACGCCTAACAACTTTAGCGTGACTGCGGGTGCGGGTAATGACTCTCTTGTTGATTCACCAACATCGTATGGAACTGATACTGGTGTGGGTGGGACTGTGCGGGGGAACTACGCAACCATGAATCCATTGCGAATTGGGCCTGATTTAA